TTCTTCTTTAACTAAAAAAGGTCGATAATATACTTCTTTGCCATTTGAAGGCAATTTAAGTTTAAATTTAGGGACTGCAATTTTAGGCAACGCCATATTTTCACCTCACAAGTTTATTAAGTTATAGTAAATGAATTAGTATTAAAGATAGGGTTTCCAGTTAAATCACTAAAGCTTGGTAATCCAGGTGCAACTGTTCCTATTATATCATCTAAGCTTGGAAGCCCGGATAAGGATAGTCCTCCTCTACCTCGAGAAGTTCTAGCAGGTTTACCTAGAGCTGGCTCATCAGTTTCCTGAAAATGTTTATAGGTAAACTGTACGGTAAGTCTATGTAAATCTTCACTGCCCCAGTTTAATGGTAATGAGTTAACGATTATAGGATATGCTTCTTGTAATCCTAATGAATATACAATATCACCTTCTTGGTTATATTGAACAATTAAAACACCAGATACATAATTTGAATAATAACCTACACTACTAAAAAACTTTACATCTTGCTGTCTTGAATGATTTCCTATAACCATACTTTGCCAAGAATGAAATAATCTTTTTTCATTCAATTCTTCATCGCACACCATAGTTACTGTAACATCAGGATATACAACACCGTAACCTACTTTAGATGTTAAACCAAAACCATGTTGTTTGTAATCAGAAGTAACAATTGATCGACCAGGCATTTCAGCTTGCTCTATTCTAAATCTCAAAACATTACCTGTAGCTTTTTTAGCTTTATCTGATAGTAGAATATTTTGAGGAGTAAACACATACATTTCATAATGACTTTGCTTTGATACACCGTTAGATGTATCACCAGTAATATTTGATTTAAATTGATTTACGTTAAAAGCCATTACGCAACCATCTCCATGCTTTTGCTATAGACTTGAGAACTACTTGCTTTCTGGAATCTTTGCAATGGCATAAACAACGCCATATCCCATTCTACCGGGTCTATTTTTATTCTTCTTGATTTAATATGAGAATTAAGATAATGTTTAACACACGGTTTAAATAATTTATATCTTGCACTTCTCTTTAATATTTGATAGCTTAGTTTAAGAGAAGTATCTTCATTGTATCTACTATCAGTACGTAAAGTGTATAATGCATCCATTAACATAGCTCTTTGACGTAACGGTAGATAATGCATGTTGAGCCCCAAGAAGCCCTTGTCTCTCGGTTCAATTGGGAAAACTAGAGGAAAGGTATCATAGTATGGAAGTTTACGTTTTAACTTAGGGTCGTATTGAAATAACATCATTTGACCAATTTCAAAGCCGCGAACGACTTTAGATTGATTCTCACGCATTAATTTAGATGGTGTTACATCTACCTTTTCAGCCTCGTTACGATACCATCGACGAGCTGCTTGAGTACGAGCTGGTATTTGTCCAGCACGAACACCTTTAGTTAAAATATTATCGAATACGTATGCGACCATAATAGATCCTTAATAGTTAGATAAACTTATTTATCTTACTTTCGACCAAGTTCATTCTCAGTTATAATTTGAAATTTCCATTTACGGTCTTTGCAAAATTCTTGAGCGGCTTTCCACTTAGCTTCGTTAACTAAATAGGTAGTAACTTCATTGAGAAATCGTTTAGTTTTTCTCTTTGGAATTTTAGGTTCTTGAGTTTGTTTGTATGGTTTGACTTCTATTAAAGTAGTTTGTATACCATTATTAGTTTTTGCTTTTATTATAAAATCAACAAAATATCTATGCACACGTCTATCAAGTGGTGATCTATATGGGATTACTATTTCTTCAGAGCCCCATTCAAGTATATTTGGATTGTTGTCGAAATAAACCATACATTGTCTTTCCCAGGAACTACGATAGACAATGTTAGTTGGATCGCCTAAATATTTACTAGGAAACTTAGGTTTAAATTTACCTTTATAAGTCTTACTCATAGGAATAACGAATGTCTTTAGTTGATTTAAGTGGATTGGCAGATGCTGCTGAAGGTCTACTCTCAGGCCCGCTAATTAAATTAGAACCATCTCCAACATACAAAGTTAGTAAATTTCCTGACGATATAGCAGATTCACCCTATTTTGTAGTATTTAGGATGGTTAATAAACCTGTAATGAGAACTTTGGGTAGAAGTGTAGGTAGTAATATATTTGGAGGAGGCTCTGCTTTTAGCAGAATAGCTGGCGGTATTGTGTCTCGTTCTATTAATAATTTTTCTATACCGGCTAGAGGTTATGCACTACCAATGCCATCTAATTTAGTTACCGGGTATAATGCACAATACAATGATACACCTATTGGCTCGTTAGGAGCTATTGGTAAGAGAATAGGTGAAAATTTTACTGGTCCAGACGGTGGTTCTTATTATAAAGGAATTACAAACGCTATTCAAAATGCTAACATAGGTATGGCAGACTTAAAAGGTGGAGCAGCTAATATGCTTATCGGTGCTGTTCAAGAAGGAGGTCTTGCTGGTTTATTAACTGCTGCTGGTCTTGGATCTGTACCAGGGGTAGGAGTTGCAGGCGCAGCTGCTGTAGGACAAGGTGTTTTAGCAGGTGCTGGTATTGCACGTAATCCACATCTTGCTTCTATCTTTCAAGGTGTTGGTTTTAGAAGACACCAATTCCAATATAAATTAATAGCTAAAAATGCTAACGAAAGTAATACATTAAAAAATATAATTAGATCTTTTAAGTATGGAATGGCTCCAAAATATAGAGCTGGAGATCATATTTTTGATTATCCGAATGAATTTGATATTACACTAGCAGCTGGTAGTTATTTGTTTAAAATTGGTCGCTCGGTTTTAGAAGACTTTACTGTTGATTATACAGGTGAAGGAACACCAGCATTCTTCGAAGATACAGGAGCTCCATATTCTGTAGTATTAAATATGACGTTTAAAGAAACTTCGATTGTAACTAAACGCGAAGTTAGTAACGGGAGATAATAATGTTTTATTTCGAATCATTTCCTACTATACAATATGATATTAAAAAAGATGGTGTAACATCTAACGTTACTAATTTATTTTTAAGATATAAGATTGTAGATATATTTAAAAACCAATCTGCTGTTTATTATAACTATAGTATTAAAGATGGAGAAAGGCCGGATATTATAGCTTCAAAATATTATGAAGATGAATCTTTAGACTGGATTATTTTGTTAACTAATAATATAATTGATCCACAGTTTGACTGGCCGTTAGATAGAAGATCATTTGAAAACTTTGTAGTAAAAAAATATGGAAGTGTTTCTACAGCAAGAAGTCAAACTCACCATTATGAGCAAATAACTCAACAGCAACAAGTGCTTTTTGACGGCACTATTGTACCGGAAGAATATTTTGAAATTGATTTAACAACATACAATACACTTTCTGCAGCTGATAAAAGAATAGTGACATCGTATGAGTATGAAGAGCGTATAAATGAAGCTAAAAGAGATATAAAAATCTTAAGTGAAGATTATGTTTTTGATCTTATTAACCAAGTAAAAGAAGTGTTTGATAATGTCTAACAATCCTCAGTCTGGTGGAGTGCAGCATAAAGTAGCGCTGCTTAGTGATGATGGATCAGGCAGTGTTTTACGTACTGATATAACATCCATTATTCACGAATTTCACATATATGAAGATATTTTTAAGCCTACAATGACAGCGGTAGTTTCAGTTTATGATGCTTCTGGGGCTATTTTAGGTAATAAAACATGGACTGGTCAAGAATGGATTGTTATAGGTGTAGGAAATTCTTCATATACATTTAGAGCGTATAAGATAGAAAGTATTGTTCCTGCTTCTGAAAGAGCATATAGCTATAACATACATTGTGTTTCTCCTGAATTTGAATCTGCTTTAAATAAATCAATATATAATTATTTTCCTCCTGATCCAGAAGAAGAACCTCTTATAGGTTCAGAAATTATTTCAGCTATTCATAGTGAACATATTTCAGCTAGCGGTAAAGCAAATAGACTAGTAACAGTAGAAGAAACTGACAGGCCGTTAGCTTATACTGCAGCTGGACATAATCC